ATTGTCAAACACACACCTTTAGCCACGATTTTCCTCCGTCATGATAGACATTCCATTCTCCATGCGCGTCACCGACTCGGCGCTGCGTTCTCGTGCTTAAATTTGTTCACAATTTTGCTCCATGTCCCAAGAACAGAATCTAGCGATGTGATTTTTAGCTTTTTCTGATAAAATTTCTACGAGTTTTTTTGAGGCGTTTGTAACCCGTGATGGGTCCAAACCCCATTCATGCATGTGCGTGTGTAAATTTTCAAATTTTAGTACTTTCACGCCGAGATCAGGACGCAAATAAACAAACTGGCTTGTTTTATTTTCAGGAGCGCTGTTCATCCGAGCCAACACCGGCCACCAAGCGTTTTCTCCATTGAGGTCATAAGGAACCGTCCACGGCTCATTGTTGTTTAAGAGCCAGTCTTCAAACGGCCTATTTACTTGGCGTCTTACACGTTCAGCGTCAAAAGAAGCAGCGCCGCCTTGTACTTGCGCGCCGCCAGAAAATGATTGCATGAATGTATAAAGGCTCTGTAGGCGACAAACCGGATGACGAACAAAACCAATTCGTTCCCATCGGTCATAAGCACGAGGGCACCCATCAGCTTCCATGTGCCTGTACAATAGCATAGACTTTGGGTAAACACGAAGTATCTCACGATAAAGAGTCCCGCTACCTGTGCGGGGCACCAGAATAAATACTTTCTTAAGTTCTGGGACAATTATCATGTTGCCCTCGCTTTCGCCTTCGCAGCGCGTCGCCGTTTCAGGTCGATCTTGCCCGCGGCCCGTTTGTTGAGGTATTCCGCGCGGGCACGAGCTTTGCGCTCCGCTCGTTCGTTCTGCCGGCGTAACTGTCGTGACGCCCAACCGTCTTGAGCCATGCTGCCCTCCTACTTCTGAAACACTTCCACCCAACCCTTTCCGGACGGCACATTGCCACCTCGGAACGCTTTCGGGTCCTGCACATAGACTTCCATCTGCGTGTTGATCCCGTAATGCTTGTGGACGAACCAGAGCGCCTGGCTCGCCGGTGTCGCCGGAGCACGCAGCGCCAGACGCGCGAACTCGTCATAGCCCTTAAGGCAGTTGTTGACGATCAGCCCACGGGTCGAGATGTACTGGTGCCAATGGCCCATGAGAATCGTGTCGAACTCCCGGCCGATCTCGCTCTCACTGCGATGGACCTTGAATGACCCGCGCAGGATCGGGCCGAGCGCGCCGATGATTCCATCGCCACCCTTGACGCCAAGCGTGTCGCCGTGCGTCAGCAGGAAGCGGTGCCCGAGGGCTGAGAAGTAGGCATCCGTTTCCTCGGGAATGAAGAACTGGATGCGCTTGTCGCCGCGCAGCCGGTCCTCCAGATCGGTGTAAAGGTTCCATTCGTAGCTCGTCAGCACGCGGCCCTTCATACGGGGCTTGAGCGTGGCGCGGCCGTGGTTGCCGACCACGCACGGCACGAACACGTTGCCGCACTCATCCGCGATCTTCGTGAGCCCGGCGGCGAGGATACCCTTCAACTGCCGCACAGTCTCGAAGATGTATTTGTCGTTGGTGTCGGCGAGTTCCTGGTGGATTTCTCCGGTTATCATGTCGCCGCCGAGGCAGATCACGGCGCCGGGCATACCCTTCGGCATGTGGTGGCGGATCAGCCCGAGGCTGCGATCGACCAGAGCCAGAGCCCGCTTCTCGGCGATCTCACTGTTGAACTCGTTCAGGCCTCCGACTTCGCGCTTCTCAACCGTCTCGCCGAAATGCCAGTCGGACCACAGCATCATCGGGACGCCAGGGCCTTCGATCTTGGCCTTCGTGTTCAGCCACTTCGGCGGCTCCAGCGGGATGTCGCGCAGGCGATAGATCGTCTTGCGGATTTCGGCGGCGGTGTCGTTGTGCTTATGGGTCGCCGCTATCTCGGCCTTGAGACGGCTGATCTCCGCGTTCTTCAGGGCAATAGGGTCGCGGATGATCGTGTCGGCCGTCAGTCCTCGATCGCGCGCCCGAGCAGCACACTGTTGCAGATTCCGGGTTGCGATCCCAAGTTCGGCCGCGGCCTTCGAGTAACTGCCTTTGTGCTTTTTCAGAACTTGCAGCCGAGCTACAAGGTCGGCATCCGTCAGCCGGTCAGTTCTGTTCCGTTCCATCTGTCGTCTCCGGTTTCACAATGAAGTTGAGGAAGTCGTCGAGCGGCAGGATTGCCACCCAATCTTTGCGGCTGCGACGGTGCGCAACCACGGGAATCTTCTGACCGGCATCGGTCTTCGCCTGTTCCAGCCAGTCGTAGAGCGCGCCGCGTTCGACACGCTTGCACTCGAAGTGGATACCGGGCAGCGCACACACGATGTCGGGGCTATCGTCGCCGCCGCTGTACTGCCGGCCGCGCCGCGCCGTGACGCCGTGCTCGCGCAGGAACTTCGCGAGTTCGAGTTCGCCGTTCTTGCCTTTAGCGCGGGAGTTGACGGTCATCGTTGAATGACCGTTGTGATAGTCTTATCTTTGAAACGAAATTCCACGCCGCCTTTCAACGTAATTGCGTGCGCGCCGGATCGTGCGGCCGAAATAACTTTCGGTGCTAATATCTGTTGGCGAAAAATTTCTAAATCCATTTTCAGAACCCGTTCCATATAGCGAACGAGAGCATGATCGGACACTCTCACATCATTTTCTATAGCGACCTCCTGTCCAGCAATCGGTTGAGACTGGGATTTGCAAACGCTTCGCCCAGTCTGGCACATCGGTCATAAAACCGTCAAGCGCCGACGCCGCAGCGATTGCTTCCGGAACGTCCGTCACAATCTCGTCGTGAACCGTCAGCACGATCCCATGCCCCGCCGCCTCGGCATTGAACATTCCATTGACCATCAGGTCCCGCGCCGTGGCCTGGACGACGTTCTCCGTCAGCAGGCCGCCGTATGCGCTGACACGCTTCCATTGGCCCATCTTCCACGCGCTGTACTCGAAGCCGGGACGGATGTCGTCCTTGTCCCACGGCATCGCCTTCTTCACCGGGCGCGGGTCATAGTACCAGAGCTTGCGCCCACTCGGAAGCCGCGCCGTAAGGAAGCCGTCCTCCAGATTGTAGGCAATGCCGTAGGCTTCATGGCCGACGCGATCCCACACCGTCCGCACCGCCGCGTTCTCCAGCGCCCGCCAGAGCTTCGGCACTTCCGGGGCGAACACTTCGCGGTAGGCATCGATACAAGCCTTGCAGAACTCGTCGCTTTCGTTCTGTGCATAGCGTGCCTTGAACTTCCGCCAGCCCATCTGGAAGCCGCAGCCAAGCACCGAATTTTTCCCGATCTGTCGTTTCTCGGGGTCGCGCTTCTTATCGACCGGCATCTTGTAGATCGCCTGCGCCATGTCGATGTAGATGTCCTTGCCTTCTGCCATCAATCGGGTCTTGTCATGCTGGCCGGCGAGTGCGAGCACGATCCGCGCCTCGATCGTCGCGAAGTCGCCGACCTCAAGCAGATTGCCGTCGCTCGCGATGATCGCGTGGCGTAGCCCGTTCGACACCGCCTTGATCGGTTCCCCGAACAGCAGGCGGACATACTCGGCATCGCCCGACATGATGGCAGACACAAGTTGATCCGGGTCGTGGCCCTTGAACAATTCGTTACCGTCCTTGTCGAAGCCCTCGCTTATTTTGAGCGTCGGACGAGGGAAATTTTGAGGTTGTAGCAATCGCCCCGCCCATCGACCAGGGCCAGCGCCGTGATATTGCAGTAGCCCACGAGCCCGTCCATTGTCGCCGCAACACGATCGCATAGCAGAGAGCTTTTTGATCGAAGCGCTGCCGAGGATATTTCGGATTTCAAGGGGGCGACGGTATGCAAACGGCAACGGCTGTTGCGAAACGTCGAATCGAGTATAATCGTCCTCCGTTTCGGCGAGACTGTCTTCTTCGTTTTCATCTTTCTCTCCTAGCAACTTCAGAACGGTTTCCTTCTGAAGATTGACCATTGGTTGCCCGTCGCTGTCAAGCGGAAACGGACAGCCCTGCTTGACAAGCCACTCCTTGAACTGCTTGTCCTGTGTCGGCGCGATTCCACCCGTCAGCGCCATGAACTCCTCGCGCAACGGGAGCGCCGCGTCGTCGCAAATCTTCTGCGCCTGACGCACGAAATCCATGTCGAGCCGGACGCCACGCTCGTTGATCGTCTGATCCAGGAGCCAGACCCTGCGCTCCGCAGCGCCGAGCCCGCGCACGCGGCGGTGCAGATCGAGTTCGGTCTTCACGTCCTGGATGCAGTAGTCGTAGACCCGCTGGAGCTTGTCCGGCGTGCGGTCGATCATCCCGGTTTTCTTGTTCGCACGGCCGAGCGATAGCGTCGCTGCGAGACCGCCCTTGTCCTTCTGCATCGGCAGGCGCAACGCCATCGCCGCGCGCTCCAGTTTCAGGGGGAGTGCCTTCATCGCACAGCTTGCCATGCTGTCATGCCAGCGCTCGTTCGGGATGTCCGGCCACCCGAGTTGCGGCACCATGATCGATCGCCAGATTGCTTTCTCAAAAGCGACGTTATGCGCTATAAAGATCACTTCTGCGTTATTAACGGCGGCCGATAGTATAGAATCTGTATTATTGGTTAGCGATGGGCCGCTCAGGACAACCGGCGCGCCACCATCGATCGAGAATGCAAGGCAGATGATTTCGGTCGTGGGGTCTTCGGCGTACACCCACGCACCACACTTCTTCAGGTCGGCCTGAGATGCACTCTCGAAGTCAAGAACTACGAAACGCACTTATGAACTCCGCCGCGGCTTGCGGAACGATGGCGTTACCCGCGCCGCGCAAAGTGCCCACGCGATTGGGAATCCCATGAGCCAGAGGGAAAATGCCGGGTTCAACGCGCCGCGCTTTTCCGTCTGCGCATGAAATGAAGCAGCATCCGCGCTCAAGGCTCCATTGGCCTGACTCGGGCCTCCGTTGCTGCCGTCCGTCGCTCGCGGAGTGTTCCAGCCGCTCACCAGCGCCACAGTTTTGCGACTGCTGTCCGTATTGCCCGCTTCGTTGTAAGTCTCGGTCCCCTTCGCGCCTGCCATTGGCGTCGGCCAACCTGCCAAGGTCGCTGCGCCCTCCAAATCCATCCCGCCCGTAGGCTTCGGCGATGACTTCACATTCGGCCCGCCGCTTGGCGTATTGGGCGTCGGCCACCCAGTACAATCGTTGCCGGATGTGCGGCGCCCCAACGCCCGCAGCGCACAGATCGGCGGCCCCAACGGCATATCCCAGTGCTTCCAGGTCAGCGCGTACTCCGGCGAGCCATAGACGGCCATCCTTGCTCGCAACCTGCTCTCCAAAGACGATTGGAGGGTTGCACTGGCCGATGAGACGCCGGAACTCTGGCCACAGATGGCGCTTGTCGTTGACACCTTGCCGCTTTCCGGCGGCGCTGAAAGGTTGGCAGGGGCAGCTTCCCGTCCAGACCGGGCCTTCCCACTGCGCGATTTCGAGCGCGTAGTCCCATCCGCCGATCCCGGCGAAGAAGTGGCACTGGTCGAATCCTTTGACATCTTCGCCTCTCACGTCTGCGATCGAGCGGGTGTCGATCTTGCCCTTTGCGATCAAACCATCCTTCATCAACTCGGCAAGCCACGCCGCAGCGAAGGGATCGTTCTCGTTGTAATAGACCTTCACTTGTGCCGCCCATAGGTCTTGAACGTAAACATCTCCATGTCGAGGTCGAGCACCGCTTCGATCATGAACTCACAGTCCTTGCAATCGACGTGGCGTGGCATGTCGCGCATGGCGTAGGGCTTCGTCTCGCACTGCGAGAGCGGCAGGTATACCGTTGACAGCAGCATCCACATGGACAGCCCCAGTCAACCGTTATCGGCTGATCGGGGAGGAGTCAGCCGATAACGGTTGAGGAGTACGACCTAGAACGGAATCTCGTCGTCCGACGATCCGCCAGCGGTCGGGTCTTCGTCGCTTACCGCGCCGGCATAGGCACGGAAGGTCTCGGCCGCACTGGCGCCGCCGATGCGTTCGCCGTCACCGGCCCACAGGACCGAGCCGACATACGCCTTGATGCCGCTGAACTCACCGATGCCGCCTTCCTTGCTGCTCTTGTACGGAACCAGCCACACGGACGGCACGACATAGCAGCCGTTATAAAACTTCTGCTTGCCGACGATCTCGCGTTGCTGGCCGGCGAGTTCGACGATCTTGATGCCTTCCAGCACGGCGAGCGCTGGCGGCTTGTCGGCGCCGGAGCGGGCGCGGAACACTGCCATGCCCTTGAAGAAGGCGCCGTCCTTGCCTGCGGCCGTGGCCTTCTCGGCCTCCTGGTCGCCGTTCGAGATCGGGAACTTTAGTTCGGACAATGCTCGTCCGGGCCACATCTCGCGCGCCACTTCGGCCATTTTGGCCTTGAGGTTCTTGAGGTCCGGGCTTGCGGCAGGCAACAGCACCGTCAGGGAGTAGACGGGATCGCCTTTCTCCTGGCCTTTCTTGCCGACCTTCTGCGGGGTGACGAGGGTGACGAAGGGGGCGCGAACCTTCTCGACGAACGTGTAACCGGCGCCGGATACTTTCTTGTCAGTCATGTCAGTCTCCATTTGTGAGGGTTGAATCAGGCGGTATCATGTGGGCGAAGACATCTTCGACCTTCTCCACCTTTACTGCCTGCCGGCGATCGCTGTCAAGGTGTTTTCTCAGATAGACGATCGCCTCTTGTAGTATCGTGATATTGTCTGCGGCATATCCTAAGAGGAGGTTACAGTGCCGACAAAGAAGCTCACGAACCTTGTTTGTCATGTGGCAGTGATCCACTGACAAGCAAGAGAGTTCCAAATCCGAGGCCGAGTGTTTGCATATTGCGCATACCCCTCGCTGCTCTATAAGAAGGCTGTCGTAATCAGACACCGAAAGTCCAAAGTGTATCTTTAGGGCTGATTTCCGAGAGATTTTTCTGCGCACATCTTTGTTTTCTTTCCTAGCGGATGCCAAAACTTTTTGCGGGTTTCGTTTTCTCCAATCTCTCATATAAGTCGTAGCATACGCTCTGCGGACTAAAGGATCACGATGCGGCATCCGCATCATCCTTTGGAATCATGTGCGCAAAAGTGTCTTCAACCTTCTCTATCTTTACCGCTTGGCGTCTGTCATCGGCGAGCGCGACAGTGAACCCGGTGTTGGGGTGATAGGCAAATTCCGCCACGAGTTTCTTGGCGTCGGGACTGACGCGCTCCATCTCGGCTGGCGTCTTGATCTCGGCGGGCGTGTAGGCATCCTGCCCGAAGCGTTCCGCGAAGATCGCCGGAGCGCCTTCCTTCCACACGCGGTTGGATTTCTTGTTGACCAGCTTGATGCCCTGGACTTCCGCGCCCGTCATCAGGCGGCGGTAGGCTTCCGCTTCGAGCGCCTGCATGTAAAACTTCACGGCGTCGCGTTGCTGATACTCCAGCCCGATCCGCTTGTTGCTGAAGTTCGGAAGCGCTGCGGGATCGGCCTTCGCTGCCGCGCCGAAGATGCCGGAGAGCAGCGGGCAGAACAGTTTCGCCGGACAGAACCGGCACCAGGAGCCTGCGTCGAAATCATTATCGATCTCGGCCGCGTTCATCGCCGGGATCAGGACAGTCTCACCCCAATGGATAATCTCGCCAGCCGTAATTTCCCACTCGCGAATTGGACCATCAACATGAAAAGCTCGCGGCTGACATATGCGAAGGCGGACCACGCGGTCAGACCGAACGGATGGACGCGATATGAGGATACCGTAGGCGTAGTAGAGCATCTGCTCATTCCACTCCGGCTCGACCACGATGCCTTCGCCATACTTGAAGTCCTCCACGATCGTCTCGTTGGTGTCATAGGCCGCGAAGTCCACGGTGCCGTAGAAGTCCGGGTGTGGACGTTTCTCGGGGTCTTCACCGATGCGCCGCTCGATGTAGACCGTCGCGCTGTTCGTCATAAACTGGCGCGCGTCGTTGACATACATCTGCACGGCATTGAAGTCGATGCGCTCCTTACCCTCGGCGCACTTGCCGGGCTCGCCCAACTCGAAGCCGTGGAAGCGCTCGCCAACGATCTCCCAACTGTCGATCCCTTCGAGCAGGCACTTGGCAGCAGCTTCGTGCGCGCCGGTGCCGAGCCCGCGGTAATCGGGCTCGTCCGTCTCGGGAAGTTTCAACTGCGCGAGCAGCACCGACGAGCCGGGGCAATGAAGCCACCGCTCAGCGGACGATGCTCCCTTCGGACTGTGGGCTTGGTCGGTCATACTTCCCTCCTGAAACCGGGCCGGGATGCAGCGCCCCTCAGTTCAGAGGAGTTTTTAAGCGCTGATCCCGGCTGTCGCGTGTTACTGGCATACCCACGGTCTTGGGGGCGCCCGGCAAGGCCACGCGAGTTCTTACAGACCCTTCCGTTGTTCGTCTGGCAGGAGGGCCTTGAGTTCGTCCTTGAACTCCTGCCGCACCGCCTGCGGGATGTCGCGAAGGGTAAACTGCTTGTTTCCCCAGTCCGCCGGCCGGAAGCGGGCGATGACCGTCTTGATCTGAACCGGCGCACCGGAACTCGGGCCGCCGAGACGGTCGTTAACCACCTTCACCACCCGGTTGATCTCGTCGTCCGATATGATCTCGGCCGGAACCTCCGGTTCGACCGAAAAGTCGTCCACAGTGGGCTCAGGAGCCGGTTCCTCAACCATCGCCGCAGGATCGTTCACTGGCGCGGGCGGGGCCTCTTGGGCCTTCCTGGGCCGTCCAGGAGGCTTCGGAGCTTTGGGGCCATCTACGACTCCGACACTGACGCCGGCCTCGCGGGCAAGGTCGTCCTTGGTCTTGGCGTTCTGGACCGCTGCGGTCGAACCTGGCACCAGCGTCGTCTCCACTGCCGCGAGTGCAGCGGCCACTTCCGGCTTCGGCGCGGCGGCCTTGGCCGCCGGTTTGTGCCCGAGGAGTTCCTTGACCTTGGCGTCGGCAAGGGCGGCAACGCTATCGAGCATCCGGTGGCCTTCGTCTGTACCTTCCGGCACGTCGAAGTGGAGTTCCACGCGCACCTTGCGTGCTGGCGCAAACTCCTCGGATTTCTTGGTGCCGTCTTCGACGGAAACAATGCCGCCGGTAATCAGTTGTGTCATGCCCTTCTCCTGTTTCAATTCGGGAGCGCCGGTATGGTTCCCGTCCGCTGTCCTAGGACCAGCGAGATTTCGCGAGCTTAGGTTGGAAGCCCTCTCGCGTCAGCCCTTGCTGCCACTCCCTATTACCCTCTACCAATGGAGCTACCACTGTCAAGAGGGAAAATCATTGTCTCTCATCGAGAGCTTTATGCACGTTATGTGCCTTCCGCAACGCACCTGTCAATATCTTTTCCAATAGAGACTTCGGCGCCACAAACAGATCGGCCTGCACCGTCCGCTTCTGGCCGCCACGGTCGAGGCGATCGACCGCTTGCTGATTGTTGCCGGGGACGGGATCAGGCTCCGCAATCAACGCATGACAGGATACTTCCTGCAAGCCGTCCGTGCCGGTGCCGAGCGAAAGCGTATTGCCGATGAGAATCTGGCAGCGGCGATCCTCCATGAACGACTTCAGGCGTATCTCGCGCTGCTTGGTGGTCGTGCCGCCATCGATTCGCACCGTGCCGAATTTGTGTAGCCGCTCCTGTAAGATGTCGAGCACGTTGATGTGCCACGCGAAGATCACCAGTTTTTCCTCGCCGCCATCGAGGAGCATCTGCGCATAGTCCGCGACTTGGGGCGCGATTGCCAAGCCCAGTTGGCGCCGGACGATGGCCCATATCCCGAGCGTTTCGATGTCGCCGCTTTCCAGCCGCTCCACGTCGATACCGAGCAGGCTTTCGGCTTCGAGCGCGAGCTTGACCGCCTTGGTCTCCTCGACCTGGATCACATCGTAGATCGGGAGGTCGAGTTGCGGCATCACGTCCCGCTTGAGGCGCCGCACCATGAAAGACGACCGCATCCGGTTCTGTAGTTCTCCGGTGCGGCCGACTTCCTCTTTCGTGTAGGTGTATTCACTGCCGTCCTTGCGGAAGCCGGTCACGCGCGCCACGGGGTTGAATCGCTCCCCGAACTCGCGCTCATTCATCCAGTCGATTGCGTCATGATTGAAGTTCTTGCACACCACGAAGGCTTCGCGCGGGCGGTTTGGCATGATCGTGCCGGTAAGCCCGGCCATCATCCCGCAGGACCGGGACAGCGGCTTGAACAAATCCTCATAGTCGATGATCTTGCCAGCGTCATTTCGGATCGCGCGCCGGAACATGCCGGTATGGTCGCCGAACACCGCTTGCGTGCGCGCCGTGTCCACAGTTTTTGCATAATGCAGTTCGTCTAGGATCAATAGGTCATACTTGCCCGCGGCGAGCGCGCGGCCGATCCCTTCCGTGCGCGCGAGATCGTAGGACACGATCGTCCAGTGCGCCGACGGATGGACGCCGTGGTAGGAGTGCTCCGTCACATAGATATGATAGGGCCAAGGCATCGTCGTCCACAGCGGGATACGCTTGGCCCACACATTGCGCCGCACGGCGGCGGGGCAGATCACCAGCACACGCCGGGCGTTGATTTCATTGGCAAGACAGATCGCTTGCTCCGTCTTGCCGAGGCCAGGCTGATCGCCGAACAGGACGTTGTTCCGGCGCAAGGCATACTCGACGCCCGCTTTCTGGAAGGGCCAGAGTTCCTTGTCGGCGGGGCAGCGGATGTGCGCGCCGCTCTCCTGCGCCCATGACGCCGCGATCTCGGTGAGGAGCCCGTGCAATTGCCCGCGTGCCTGCGGCGTCGCGTAGTCGCCGAAGCTGGCAGCGGCATAAGGCGACTTTGTGAACAGCACAGCCGTCGAACTACTGCTCGCCGGCGCCGAGAAGTCGAAGCCGTGCTCATTCATCAGCGCGGCGATCTTATCCTTATCGGCGCGCGGAATCCGCAGCGTGTAAGCGCCGGTCGATGCGACGAAATCGAGGATCATCGGGTAAAAAAATACAGCCCGGCAAAACAGAACGCCAGAATTTCTAACATCAAAAATAAGGACCACGCACGACGGAGGGCAAAAAATTTCATATACCCCCGAAACCCGTAATCAACACAAAAAAGCTGAAATGCCCCTAAAAAAGGTAGGATCGCACAACCAACATAAAACATCAGAACGCCCCTCTGTCGAAGTTGTGATACTTGCAAACCTTGTCGGCCAGTCGTTGAAACAGCGCGCCATGCACCACGTCGTTGCGTTTGAAGCCAAGCCGGATTTCCTGCATGTGGCACATCTCGTGCGCCATCACGCGCAGGAGCGTGTCGATGTGGTGAGCGTTGCGGTGGCTGATGCTGATCTCGTGGCCGCTGGCATCCACGCGGTGCGTGCCGTAAGCGCCGCGATCGGCGACAATGCGGAAGCGCACTTCGTCCGCGTGCGGAAGACGCCAGCCCCGGAAAGGCGGGGTTGTCCGCAATAGCTCGTAAGCCGCAATCACAATGTCGGGCGTAAGGTGCAGGCCGGCCATGACTTGCAAACTCCGTTTCATTGTGTATAGCCTCACCGGGACATGGCCGTCAAGACCTTCCGCAGTGCGCTGCACGAAGCCGCCCGTTCCTGGGCGCAGGCAGGATTTTACGTCTTCCCGTGTGTTCCGAACGGGAAAGAGCCTGCGTGCGCGAATGGTCTCTACGCAGCGACAACCGATCTCGAAAAAATTGACCAATGGTGGAAAGAAGCCGACTACAACATTGGCATAAGTCCAGGACCGACGGCCATGTGGGTCCTCGACGTGGACGGTCCTCTTGGTGCAGAGTCGCTGGCGCGGCTCGAACTGGAATTTGGAGCGTTACCCCCGACGCTCGCCATCCAGACGCCGAGAGGGCCGGCCCACACGCACTATTGGTTCGCCGGCTCGTGCCGATCGTCGGTCGGCAAGCTCGGTCCGAAACTCGACACGCGCGGCGAGGGTGGTTATGTGCTCGTGCCGCCATCAGTCGTCAATGGAAAGGAATACACCTATGCCAACGAGAGCGAAGACATCGCGGCTGGACCAGAATGGATACCACGCCAGCTTGCATCTAGAATTGCTCAGCGAGTTGCAGAACACTCCATATCGCTGGATGAGCCCGGAAATGTGGAACGAGCTAAGCGATCTCTGCAAATACAAGTCGAAGTTGGGGCAGTCGCCATTGAAGGGGCAGGCGGAGACGACCAGACTTACCGCATCGCCTGTGAAATCCTCCAGCTAGGCATATCGCCTGCGAAAGCGTGGGAACTCCTGCGCGACGAGTGGAATCCGCATTGCCAACCTCCGTGGTCGGAAGACGAACTCGCCGTCAAGGTGCAGAACGCTGCCGACTACATGCAGAACGACATTGGCGCGTGGGCGGTTCCCCCGGCAGCGGAAATATTCTCGCATATCGTAGCCAGCCTACGACCCGAGGAACTTTCTCAAACACAGAAAAAGCCGAGCCGCTTCTATCCGCACGCACTCACGGAACTCCCGGCTGCGCTGAAACCGCCTAGCTGGATCATCCCTGGACTGATCCCCGAGAAGGGCGTCGTCCAGATCATCGGCCGGCAGAAATCGTTCAAGACGTTCTTGGCGCTCGATCTGGCGCTTGGCATCGCCAGCGGGCGCGAGACGTTCGGGTTCACACCCGAGAGCCGCCCGGTCGTCTATGCCGTGGGCGAGAACGCCAGCACGTTCGGTCTTGAGCATGTTCCGGCATGGCGCCTGGCGCGCGGCGTCGGCGAGGATTTCCCGTTCTACACTGTTGCAGCCGTTCCCAAGGCCATGTTCGCCGAGGAAGCGAAGGAACTGATCGCCGAGGTCAAGGCGCGCGGGATCAATCCGGGCGTCGTGGTGCTCGACACGATGACACGCGCCATGCGCGGGCTCGACGAGAACAACGCTCGAGACATGGGGCTATTCAGTGAGGCGTGCGATACCGTCCGCGAAGCACTTGGCTGCACAGTGATCGTCATCCGCCATACCGGCAAGGATAGCGGGCGTGGTGGGCGCGGGTCGAATGTGTTTGACGGCGACTGCGATACCACGCTCGAAGTCGTTCGCCATGAAAAGAGCATGTTGGTGGCGCTCAACGTGCTCGACCAGAGAAATGCGGCGGAAGCGGATAAGCCTTGGACATTCGAGGGTCGGTTGACCGGACCCTCCCTTGTCTTCTATCCGATCGAGCGTGGTGACTACCAGCGCATGACACGGCAGGAAGACGCCTATTCTCCCGGTGTGATCGGTCACGCCCTACGAGAACTCGGCGCGGTCGGAGAGGCAGCGTCCGTGACCACCACAGTCCTCGCCAGCCACTTGGTGCCGGTCGTCCAGGATGATACGCCAGAGGCGCGGGAAGCGGCCATACGGCGTTCTGTGCGCCACCTGAGCCGCTTTGCGACAGGGCGCCTGGAAGCCTATGTCAGCGGCTCCGGCAAGTCGCTGCGGTGGTTTCTGCCAGTTTCTTGAGACACGGCTTTTCGGGCAATAGAGGCTAAATCTGATGGCTGTTTAGCCGCCATCCCCGCCACCGCCACCGCCGCCCTCGCCGCCGCCTCCGCCGCCGCCGCCCTCGCCTCCGCCGCCGCCTCCGCCGCCGCCGCCGCCCACGCCGCCGCCGCCTTTTCAGTTCTGTCCGTTCCGTTCAGCCAGCAATCAGCCCATTTGTTCCAATTTTGGTTGGAGCAGACTTCTTTGACACACAGAATTGCGAAGGTGATACGTTGCTCCCGCGTGATTTCCGGCAGAGGAATTTTCCGTAGCGTCGTGAGTTTGGTCGTTCCGACCTTCAGGCCGTTATCGGTTTTTCCGATCTCCCCTTCTGCCTCCCACATAATTGGGCTTCTGAAATTGGCGTGGAGTGGATTGAGAAGAACCGCAAGCAGCGGATCGGTATAGGCATGAATCCATCCCGGCCCACAAAGGTCGCCCTCGCCATTGGTTGTATGCGTTGTGCCTTCGGCCCATTGTGTCTTGTTGTAGGTTTGACCGTTTTCGTCCGTCAGTTTGTAAAGAAGTGTCATAGATAGCTCCTCCGTTGGTTTCAGTGAAAGAGTTGGAACAGGTAAACGCCAGCGTCGATTCCGAGAATGATCGCCGTCAAGCCGACGAGTGCGGTTTCCGCCAAGGTCATCATTTCCAGTTCCCCGTTTGATGTTTGTAGAGCAACCCCCATGCTATCAGCGCGATCCCGGCTTGGCCAGTGAGAAGCGTGCCAAGCAGGAACACCGACAGCATGAGGGTGAGCGCTCGCGTCATATGCGACAGGCCGCTAAGAATCGGTCGCGGTCGAAGTTCGGGTTAGTGCCGGCAGTTTCCCGGTGCCATTGCACCGGGGGCATGTTGGGTCGAAGGCGTGCCACACATAGGGACGCTTCCGTCCGAAGCTCGTCGTGATCTCAGGACTGCGTGTGAAGTAGCCGGCAAGATCAATCTCGGCGCGGCGCATGAGCAATCTGAACAGCGCCTTGCGCGCGTTGATACCGCCGCCGCGCGCCGTGGCTTCCGGGTAAACCCGCTCCACAAGCAGCACGGTTGTCAGCGCACGATGCGGGGGTTGCGTGTCCAGGAAGCGGCGGACCTCGGCGAGCATGTCGGCTTGCGTCGCTTGGCACCACCAGTCATTTGAGCGGATTGTCATAGAAAGGCACTCCCGTCCTTGGCCATCATCAGACCTTTGCAGAGTTTTTCCTGTAGGATATTGAAGCCGTCAGCGAAAGCCGTACACTTCCGGCGGTGGAACCGATTGACTTCGGACTGCTGGCACTCGCCAAAAGCATCCGACAGCTTAATAACTTCTTCTGCTGACCAATGGATGCACCATGGCAGGCAGAACGTCCCACTTCGATCCTGAGCGGAATCACCGTCGAGCGTGATATGAACCTGTAAATTCCGCGCGGCCGTGATCCGCAGGACAATTTCCCGCTTACCCACACAATCATCACGCTCACATTGTGCGCCTTCGTCGGCCGCGATTTCCTCTATCCGCCGCGCCATGGCTTCACGATCGGCCGCGCGTGTCACGCTCATGTCCGCATATCGCCGGATTGTCATGTGTTCCTCTGTGCCAGAAAATCGCGGCGCGTCCGATAGTCGTTATACGTCATTCTCGATCGGATCACGAGATCGTCGTATCCGATCGATTGAAGCTCCTGCAAAAGCGGGATATAGGCTGATGTTGGCGCCGGGCGGCACTCTCGCACATAAGCCATGTGCGCGGTGCCATGCTGGCCTATATGGGCGTAGCAGGCCATAGTCTCGGGATCATCGTCGCCCGCTAAGGTCGGGAACACCGCAAAGACTTGCGTGCGGCTTCCTTTTTCGTATTTGAAAATCACTGGCGTCATGTGTTCCTCCTTTGGAGTTGTTGAACGAAAGTTGCGCTAGTCCTTGGGCGTTGGCGATTGCTCGCGTGATTTGCGTTCGTCGGCGCGGCGAAGGGCAGCCCGGAAATCCGCGAACGTCGGTTTGTCCGGTGTCTCAGGATCAGCCAGGAGCTCGCGCATCGTGCGTTCGCTGAGATGCAGATAGAAATGGATCATATCTTCCCTCCTTACTTCTAATTCGATGTAGGCTCCCTCGCCTCATGGGCCACGCGGGCGCGGCGGCACGCTTCGCGTTCCCGCTGGCTGGCCCATAGGGCGGAGCCTACATACCAATTAAGAAGTCTTCTGTCAAGTCCTATAAATTGGCCTTAGATTCCAAAGTAGTAAGCGGCAACCGTGCCGGCCGCGATCAGAAACATGACAATTCCGCCGATGAACTCTTGGCGATCGAAGTCACGGTTCATCTGCGCCTGGCGCGCGGCCGCTTCCGCACGAATCACGGCCAAAGAGCGATATTTGCTTGTATCGGCGCTGCTATGCGGGCTCATGTGTTTCCTCCGTTATTGGCTCTTTCCCTTTGTGGGAACAGTGGAATTTAAGAAGGGCTTCCGCAGGCGAGCGCGCATTGAGAAAGACGGCTTGCCACGCTTCGCCGTCTTGCCAGCCGCACGTCCCAAGCCTTCCTTGGGGTCGCATAACGTAGCGATTACCTTTTAGGTGTGTCGCTTCATACCGCATTTTCAGTGTCCCTCTTTGGCTTGCGCCTTCCTTGGCGCGCATGGATCATGCCACGGTAGGCGTAAACAAATCGCTAATTCCGTGTGAAATTAAATTGCTATTTCGTAGTTTTCTTTGATTTTATCTTGTCCTCTTGTATAAATATGAGCAGGATGTCGGGTTAAATCATTCGTTCATGAGGAGAAAGCGGGGCATATTCTCCTCACGCAACAATATTTCAACATTTCCACGCAATTTCCCTACGGCGAGCAATATAATTTCAATCGTGAAACAATGTTTCAAATCGCTACCGGCTGGCACGTCGGTCACGCAAGATAGTTGCGCCCTTGATATTTTATTTCAACGGAATAGACCGGGGGTACGCCGGCGGGGGTCCCCGAAAACGATCAGCCAGATAGAAAGCGGGGCACCCAACTTTTTCGCGGAGTGACACAGAAGGCCGTTAACCATCCACAGAAAACCCGCAGAACGCCTCGGCAAGAAAATTTCACAGAAAGCGGCAGGAAAAGCTATTTACCAACTAAGCCCTTGACACTTTCCTAGGCGAAGGCTATGACGGCATAATAATGGTCCACCCAATCTCCAGAGAAAGCCTGATTCCCCTGCCGGACGAGGATATTCTCGGCCCGGCGATGAAGGCGTGTAATGAGAGCGAGCGCCGGTTCGTCATTGCGATGCTGGAGATCGGCGGCGGAAACGCCACGGAATCCGCGATCATGGCGGGCTATGGCAACAGTCGCCAGGCGGCGCAGGTAGCGGGCTCACTAGTTCAGCGCCGACCGCGTGTCCAAGCCGCCATCCGCGAGGAGGCCGATCGCCGTCTCCGCGGCAGCGCGATCCTCGCGGCGAGCGTGCTTGTCGAGATCGCCCAGGACAAATTCCACAAGGATCGCTTCAAGGCGGCATCGGAACTGCTGAACCGCTCCGGTCTCATGGTCGAGAGCGTCCAGCGCCACATCATCGAGGATCACCGCACCGACAGCGAGATCGAACAGGCAATCCTGACACTGGCGAAGAAGCACGGCCTTGACCCTGCCAAGCTCCTTGGGCGAAAAGTGGATGCGATCGACGCCGAGTTCACGGAAGTCGAGCAGGGATCGGCAGAAGGTTTGGAGGACATACTGGCATGATCCAGCGTCTTGACCTCCTGAAGACCGAGAAAGCGCTGCGCGAGATCGACCGGGTTTCGCGCGAGGAACGCCTTGCGCTCTATGTTCCGTACACGAAGCAAAAAGAGTTTCACACGCTCGGCGCCACGAAGCGCGAGCGGCTGTTGATGGCGGGCAACCAGAACGGTAAGACCTATTGCGGCGGTGCCGAGGTCGCCTTCCATCTCACTGGCCTCTATCCCGACTGGTGGCAGGGACGGCGATGGAACCGGCCGACGCGCGGATGGGTGGCTGGCGTGACGAGCGAATCAACCCGCGACAACCCGCAGCGTATATTGCTCGGCACGACGGCGCAGATCACGGAGTCCGGTCCCGGTCAGGGCTTGATCCCGAAGAAGTGCCTGGTGCGCGAGAAGATGACCACGGCGCGCGGCGTCGGCGATCTGTTCGATACCGTGCTCGTGAAGCACTTCGCCTCCAACAAGGACTATGAGCGCGGCGTATCCGATGGCTGGAGCGAAATGAAGCTCAAGTCCTACGAGCGTGGCCGCGAGAAGTGGCAGGGCGAAACGCTCGACTGGCTCTGGTATGATGAGGAGCCACCGCAGGACATCTACGCCGAGGGTATGGCGCGTATCAGCGCGAGCGCCGGCATGGTGTTCGTGACCTTCACCCCGTTGCAGGGACGAAGCGATGTCGTTAGCCGCTATCTCGACGAGCCGTCGCCGGATCGCGCGGTCGTGACCATGACGATCGACGACGCCGAGCACATTCCGGTTGAGGAGCGAAAGAAGATCGTAGCGGGTTATCTGCCGCACGAGCGCGAAGCCCGCGCGCGCGGCGTCCCACTGTTCGGCAGCGGTAGAGTCTTCGAGGCGACCGAGGATAGCATCCGCTGCCGGGCCTTCCAGATTCCCGAACACTGGGCGTTGCTATGGGGCATCGACCCCGGCGTGGACCACCCGTTCGCGGCGGTGCTGACGGCGTGGGACCGCGACACCGGAACCTTCTATGTCACGCACTGCGTCCGCATGTCCGACGCGCTTCCGCTCCAGCACGCAGCGGCGATGAAGCCATGCCTGAACAATCACGGCCTGCTTGCGCCGGTGGCATGGCCCCAGGACGCCTGGCAGCGCAAGGAGTTCGGCGGCGAACTCATGCCCCTCATGCAAATCTATCGCCGCCATGGCATGAAGATGCTTTCGCACCACGCGACGTTCGAGGATGGCTCGAACTCGACGGAAGCCGGTATCCTAGGCCTGCGCGAGGCGATGAAGATTCTCAAGTTCAAGGTCTTCGAGGACTGCACGGAGTGGTTCGACGAATACCGCCTCTACCACCGGGTTGACGGGCAGATCGTGAAGAAAAAGGATGACCTGATGTCCGCCACGCGCGTCGCGTGGATGGCCCGGCGTCATGCCCGTGCGGTGCTGTTCGACGCGCGGCCGAGCGCCCAAAAGGTGAAGATCGCCGCCGGGGTTGACCTTGGGAGCCACTTCGGCATAGATTGACCGCCGCGCAATTTTCTTTCGAGGCGCCGATGCCGCAACCGAAAAACCTGACTGGCGTGCCGTCCGTGTGGGGAGACCTCAATCTCGCCGGCGACAACATGAACGCCCTCAGCGACGAGGAACGGCTGGCGCGCAAGAAGAAACTCATGGCGGCCGGACAGTCGAACGATTTCCAGACCGCGACGCAATTCCTGTTCGGCGCGCGGCAGAACTCGGCCAGTGGGAGCCAGATGGCGTGAACAACGAGCCGCCTGAGTTCTTCGAGGAAGTGATGTTCTTTGTCTTTACCGCGATGGCGTTTGGCGCGCTGTGGGCTTTGATGCGATGAAACAGGAACGCGAACGGCCGCCTGCCGACGAGCGCGAGACTAAGATCGTTGATGAGGTCTACCAGATTCACGCCCAGTGCAACCTCTACCGTGCGACTTTCGCGATGCAGTGGGAGGAAGCCGCGCAGCTTATCATGCCAGATCAGCGCAACACGTTCTTCCGCGAGAATTACAATTTCCCCGGCATGAAGAAAACCGACCGTCAGGTCGATGCCAGTGGTATGGTCGCCAACTTGAAGTTCGCGGCGATCTGCGACAGCATGATTACGCCCTTCTCCTCGAAGTGGCACAACCTTGAAGCCAGCAACCCGTATATCCAGAAGGACCGGCGCACGCGCCTCTGGCTGGAGGAGTTGAGCCGACGCATCTACACCAAGCGCTACATGGGCGCGGCGAACTTCCGCAAGCAGAACAATCAGCTTTTCCAGTCGATCGGCGCGTTCGGCAATGGCCCGATGTTCATCGACCAGTTGCGCGACATGCACGGCCGCCCGATCAAGGGTTTCCGCTACAAGGGCCTTCCGGTCGGCGAGGTCTACATCCGCACCAACCATCAGGGTCAGGTCGATGCGTTCGTGCGCGCCTACCGCATGACAGCGCGCCAGGCGATGCAGGAATGGGGGCACGATATGCTGCCGCCCGAACTCGACGACGCGCAGGACAAGAACAGCGAGCAGTTGTTCGATTTCTTCCACTGCGTCTATCCGAACACAGACTACGACCCGGACGAAGGCTTGACCAAGAACGGAAAGCCTTTCGTGTCCTATTACGTTTCGTGCCTCGGTCGCCGCCTGATGCAGGAGGGCGGCTACTACAGCTTCCCGCTCGCTTATGCGCGTTATGCGCAGGCGCCGAACGAAATCTATGGCCGCGGTCCTGCGCAGTCGGTTTTGCCGGCGCTCAAGACCCTCAATGCCGAGAAGGCGACGTTCCTTAAGGCCGGGCACCGCGCGGCGGACCCAGTGCTTCTGACGGCCGATGATGGCTTGTCCGATTTCTCCTTGATTCCTGGCTCGCTCAACAAGGGCAGCGTCACCGTCGAGGGTAAGCCGCTGGTGATCCCGCTGGAGCCCGGCAATATCCAGATCAGCAAGGAGATGATGGACGAGGAGCGGTCGCTGATTGGTGATGTGTTCCTGACGACGATATTCCAGACGCTCGTCGAGAACCCGCAGATGACGGCGACGCAGGTGATCGAACTCATCAACCAGAAAGGCATCTTCCTCGCCCCGACGGTCGGCGGCATGGCGTCGGACTATCTCGACCCGATGCTGGAGCGAGAGATCGACCTGGAACTCCAGCAGGAGCCGCGCTTCCGCGCGCAGATGCCGCCGCTGCTTCGCGAGGCGAAGGGCGAGTTCAAGATCGTCTACACGTCGCCGCTGTTCAAGGCCGCGCGTGCGGGCGAAGCGTCCGGCTTCCTGCGCACGCTGGAAAGCGCACTGAACATCGCGGGCCAGACCGGCGATCCGTCCGTGCTCGACATCTTCAACTTCCCGACTGCCTTCAAGTCGATCGCGCAGATTCAGGACGTTCCGGAAAGCTGGATGGCGTCGGACGATGAAGTCGCCGCCAAGGGCCAGCAGCGCGCGCAGGCGCAGGAGAAGCAGCAGCAGATTCAAGCATTGCCGGCGCAGGCCGCGATGCTCAAGGCGCAGGCGCAAGTGCAACAGCGTGGCGGCGCCGTCGCGAACATGCAAGGACAGGGGCCTGGAGGACAGCAATGATTGACAACATTCTTGCGTACTTTCATCGTCGCCGGACGAACTTCCGGCTGACGTTTGGCTCACCGGCGGGGCGGCAGGTTCTTGCCGACCTCATGGAATTTTGTTGCACGTCGCGCACGACAGCGTTAAATGACAGTTCGCATGAAATGGCGATTCGTGAAGGCCGGCGACAGGTCTGGCTACGAATCGAGCGGGCTATGAACCTCACTCCCGAGGAAATGCTCGCAATAACATCGGAGAAAGACAAACCATGAGTGAACAGGGACAACAGCAAACTCCCGCTGCCCCGCTCGCCGGTTCTCTGGCAGCAGACCCGGCCTTCGCAAAGTTCGATGCCGAAACGCAAGGGGCGTTCAAGAACCACGGTTGGGACGCGAAGACCCCGGCCGAAGCCGCCTATGAGGCGCTGAAATCCTACCGCGAGGCCGAGAAGTTCGTTGGCATCCCGAAGGACCAGATCGTCCGGTTGCCGAAGGACGCGACCGACGCTGAGGGTTGGAAGGCGTTCAACAAACGCATCGGCGTGCCAGAGGAGCCCAAGGGCTATGATTTCTCAGGGGTCAAGTTCGCCGACGGTACGGCGCTCGACGACGGCTTCGTGGACACGATGCGAAATGCGTTCCACGGCTCCGGCATTCCTGCCGACAAGGCACCGGCGATCGCACAGACCTTCGTGAAGTTCCTCGAAGGTGCCGAAGCGGACGACACAGCCGCGGCGACGGCGAAACTCGCGGTCGAGCGGGACGCGCTCGCGAAGAACTGGGGCGCCAACGCCGAGACCAACAAATTCATCGTCAAACAGGCGGTGGCAAAGCTCGGGCTCAATGAGGAAATCGTCAACACAATCGAGAGCGCGGCCGGGTACAAGGCGACGATGGAAGCGTTCCTCAAGATCGGGCAGATGATGGGTGAGGACAAGTTCGTCCAGTCGCCCACTCCTGGCCGCCCCGGCATCATGTCCGCCGACCAGGCCGCTGCCCGTCTCGCCGAACTCAAGGCGGATTCGTTTTGGGTCGCGAAACTCAACAAGGGCGACGTGAAGGCCAATGAGGAGTTCGACAACCTCACGCGCCTGATCGCGACATCTGGTGTCTGATGGCGGAGACTGAGGTTCATCGTTTTATCGCCGGGCATCGGTTCTCTTTTCAAGACGTGAAAGAGATACTGACAGCGCTGGAGGCCGCTGGCTGCGACATGCAGGCTGTGAACTTTGGGTTTTTCCGCAGAGACGGCGCCGCGCCCAACCAGAGCCACGTTTTGTACGCTTCGGCGCCAAAAATAGAAGGCGCAGATGCCTAGCGAGTCCGGCGCGCAGCACCGTTTCATGGCGATGGCGTCTACGGCGGCCGGACGCGCGAAGCTGCGCAAGGAGGGAAAGAAAATTCCCCCGCAATCGGTGGCGGCGGAGTTCCGCCATGCCGACAAGGGGAAGCACTTCAAAAGCCAGCATGTCAGGAAAAAGCAATGAGCAAGTGGATTTCCAAGGCCATAAAGCATCCGGGCTCCTTCTCGAAAGCCGCGAAGGAACACGGTGAGAGCACGCGCCAATATGCCGAGGAGCACAAGCACTCCAAAGGCACGGTCGGCAAGCGTGCTCGCCTCGCTCTGACGCTCATGGGGATGCACAAGAAATAAAATTGCTTTTTCCTGTTGACAGGGGTTTCCTTCTGTCGTAGGTAATTGATCCACCGAGGCCCCGGCTCGCGCAGGGGTGGCTCGTGGGCGGCGGGCGCGACTCCCGCTCCGGCCCTTGCTCGGTGGACCCTGCGTCTCCAGAACCATCTGGCGGAGACGGAGATTCGGCCCCCGTTTGGACAAGGCCACGACACCAACCAAACGAGGAATACGATGGCCGATCTTGGCATGATCCCGATTTTTACGACCCAGTTCAGCGCCCGTCTGGACTTGAAGCTTCAGCAAATGGGCTCGAAGCTGCGCGGTCGCGTCGATGAATACTCCGGTTACGTCGGCAAGCAGGCTTCCCCCATGCAGCAGGTTGGCGCGGTTCAGAGCCGCACGCCGCTTGGCCGCGGGGCGCCCAAGGTTTTCAACCCGCAGGACTATACCCGGCGTTGGGTTTTCCCGCAGGACAAGGCGATTGATCAGTTGTACGACAACTTCGATCAGCTTCGCACGATCGTTCAGCCGCAGTCCAAGGCCGTCGAGAACGCGGCTATGGCCGCCGGCCGTGACTGGGACGACGCGATCATCGCCGCCGCTTTCGGCACGGCGCAGATTGGCGCGGACGCCGGTTCGCTTTCGCCCGAGACTTTCGACACGACCGCCTCGACTTCAGGCGGCTTCCAGGTCGCCGTCAACTACGGCGCGTCTGCCTCGACGGGTCTTACCGTCGCGAAGATGATCGAAGCGCGGCGCGTGTTGCGCAAGTATCACAACGACCTCGAAAACGATCCGGCGACGCTGGTGATCGGTTCGAGCCAGGAAGCCGATCTGCTCAAGCAGGTTCAGGTGACGAACAAGGAATACAACCGCTCCGTCGCCGAGAACTCAGTGCTGGTGGATGGTCGTGTTTCCCGCTTCGTCGGCTTCGACGTGGTTGTGATGGAACGTCTCCCGATCATCACGACGAACGTCCGCGGCGCCCTTGTCTTCGTCAAGTCCGGCCTGCATCTCGGTATGTGGCAGGATGTGAAGACGCAAATCTTCCAGCAGCCAACTCTCGAAGGCAACCCGTGGGACGTTTCCACGGTTTACACCTTCGGCGCGACTCGCACGCAGCCGGGCAAGGTCGTCCAAATCGCCTGTGCCGATACGAGCGGCGCAGACATTAACCCGTAAGAGGACACCATGACCACAGAAGCCCTCAAGTCTGCCCCGATTACCGACCTCGACGCGACGCCCTTCCTCGCCATCACGGCGGGCGAGGGCGCCCCGGCGGGCTCCAAGACGGTCAGCGCCTACCTCATTCCGTCCGGTTCGATGGCGGCCGGCTCGACCTATCGCCTTATCCGCCTCAAGTCCTCGGTTCGCCTGAAGCATCTGTTCTTCGAGAGCCAGGCGCAGGGCGCCGGCAAGTTCAATCTGTCCGCCTACTACAGCGACAGCACGAACGACGGCACTGCGGCGGCCAATCAGGGCGTCATCGTCCCGACGACCGGCGACCAGTTTTGGGCGTCCGACATCGACTGCGCTTCGGCGGTTGCGTCCTTCGACGCGATCAACGAGAGCGGCAACAATCCGCCCGCGAACCGGAATAAGGAACTTTGGGACGCGCTCGGTTTGGCGTCGGACCCCGGCGGATTCATCGATGTTGTGGCGGTTGTGCATACGACCGCGATCACGACCGGCGGCGGCCAGATTTCCGTCACCGCGCACTACGATTAACCAGATACCTGCGGCGGGCGCCGAGGCGGCTTTCCAGCCCCTCCGAAGCGGCCAGCGGCCCCGCCGCGGGTGCCTTAAAAGGAACCTGCGGTGGCTTCAATCCAACTCAACGCGACGCTTGGCACCACGGGTGCTTACGGCCAGCCGAACTCCGTCTCTATCGCCGGTAAGGCCGATCCTGCGGCGGCTTCTGCTACCCTGACGGCGGACAGCGCCACGCTGACGACCGACACGGCCGCGCTGGCGACCCACAACACCAGCGCGACCACGCACGCCGCGACCGTGGCGAGCACATTGGCGACCCTTGTTGCCGACGGTGCCAGCCCTACCCAAGCGCATGTGACGGCTGTGAACAATGCCTATACGGCGTTGGCGACCGATTTGACGGCGATCTCCACCGACAGCGGAACACTGACGACTGACGCAGCGACGATCGCTGCCGATGCCGCTGTTATCGCGGCGGAAGCCGGCTCGGATGTCGCGGTCAGTTTTAACGCAACGAAGGTAGTGACCCGGACGAAACTGAAGGCAGCGCTCGACAGCATCTTGCGTTTCGTCGAGGGTTCGGGCTATCTTACCCCCTAAAGGAGACTTCTCATGGCGTCCATTTACCTCGGCCTCAATCGGGGCGCGGAAGACAGCCCCGGCGATGTGACCGAAGGTTCGAGCACCGGCAGCACCGATGTCGAGCTTCGGATCGACACAGGCAAGGGCCTCACGCGCCAGGAAGTGACGATCATCACGGAGCGGTTGCTGGAGTATCTGAACGACGGCACCACGGCGGTCTTCCCGCTGTAAGGAGCATTTGTGTACCAGCAGGAATCGGCTCAATACTCGAACATTTCCGCTTCGACCGGCGCGTTCCGTATCGAACTCGGCGGCCGCTATTCCGTTGCCATCAAGGCGACATGGAATATGTCCGGCACGGTGAAGTTCCAGCAGCTTGGCCCCGACAACACGACTTTCCTCGACCAGTTGCAGCCTTTTGACAACGGCGGCACCGAACAGGACGACGTGATTTCCACGTTCACACAAGACGGTGTGAAGGTGTTCGATCTCGCGCCCGGTCAGTATCAGTTTGCCATCGATACGGCCACGGCGGTTTACGCCGTCGTTGCACGAGTTCCGCTCGCATAGGCAGGAGACGCCTGCCATGTTCACCCAACCTCTCGACATTGTGAACCGCGCGCTCCAGCGCTGCGGTGTTCCCCGGATCGCTTCCATGACTGAGGACAGCCCGAGCGCGACCGAGGCCAACTTCCTCTACGACAAACTCCGGCGTGCGGAGTTGCGCCGCAACGTCTGGCGCTTCGCGATCCGCCGAGTAGCGACCCGAGCGGTCGGCACGGCCTTGAGTGTTTGGGACAGCGCGGTCACATACGCGGTCGGTGCGCTCGTCCAGTTCAATTCCGTCAACTATATCTCGATCCACGCGACGAACCTGAACCAGGAGCCGGACACATCTCCGACATACTGGTCGGTCTATAATGGCAACACTACGACGAAGGTGACGTTCTCGGCCTGGAGCAATGTGACGACCTACGCGCAGGGCGCTGTCGTCACGGGCTCGGACAATCTGATCTATCTGTCCTTGGTCGGGAGCAACACGAACCACGATCCGACGACCGATACGGCCGGGCGCTGGACGCTCTATTTCGGAAATGTCACGGCTTCGGCGTGGGATAGCACTACGACCTATTCAGTCGGTGAACTCGTATTCCCGGCCAGCGATGCAAGTTTGGTCTATGCCTCAACGATGAACGGCAACGACTATGATCCGCAGGGCGGGATCGGGTGGGTGCTGCTTACCGCGACCGGGGCGCCGCTTGTCGTGACGTGGCCGGCAGGCACCGGGCCGGTTGTGGAGAGTGCGACCAAGAACATTTTTGTGCTGCCGAACGGCTATCTGCGCGAGGCACCGCAAGACCCGAAGGCCGGGCAGAACTCGTTCCTTGGCTTCCCGAGCAACTTGCTTGCGGACGACTATGTGTTCGAGGGGCCGTACCTGATCTCTATGGACTCCGGGCCGCTGGTCTTCCGCTTCTCGGCGGACGTAACGGACGTGACCCTCATGGACGACCTGTTCTGTGAAGGTTTGGCCTCGCGGCTCGCCCTTGAACTTTGCGAGCGCTTGACGCAGAGTGCAACGAAGCTGGCGGCAATTGCTTCGGAGTATAAGCAATTCATGGGTGAGGCGCGCACGATCAACGGTATCGAGACGAGCGCTACACAGCCGCCGCTGGATGACTACATAGCAACCCGCTGGTGATCTATGGCCGGTGCGTCGTTTGTCCAATCTAGTTTTTTAGGCGGCAAGTGGTCGGCGCGCAGCCAAGGACGCATGACCGATCCGTCCTACAAGACGGCCATGAACGTCAGCCGCAACGGTCATCCGACCGTTTCCGGCGCGTGGACCAAGCGCTCCGGCACCCGCTATCTCGGCACGTCTAAGGCTGGCGACAAGGCGCGGTTGGTTCCATTCGACTTCACGATCACGCAGCCCTATCAACTGGAGTTCACGGACCAGAACGTCCGCTTCATCGCCGGTCTCGACTATCTGACGACGCTGGTTGAGGACGGCCCGATCTATGTCGATCAGGTCACGAACACCAACCCCGCGAAGCTGATTCTCGCGTCAGCGATGCCGTCGTGGTCGAACGGCGACACGATCCTGTTCCGTATGCCGACGGTGCCGGTCTCCTGCCCGCCGCTCCTTGGCCGCACGTTCCTCCTGTCTGATAAAGATACGGACGATAACAGTTTCCTCTTGAAAGACCCCATCACCGGCGCGTATATCGACGCGACCGGCTACGGCTATGTCCCCGGTGGCGAGGACACGACGCCCGATACGGTCGAGAAGATTTTTGAACTGGCAACGCCTTACACGGCGAACGATCTGGAGGATTTGCGATGGGTGCAGGACGATACGACCTTGTTGCTACTGCACGGCAGCTACCAGCCGAGAGTCATCTCCTCGGGTGCCCCGTTCTCAATCGCCGCCCAAGCCTTTACGGACGGCCCGTACCTCGACCTGAACACGACAACGACAACGCTGACGCCCTCCGGCACGAGCGGTTCGATCAATCTGACAGCTTCAGCCCTAACCGGTATCAACGGGGGTTTTGGGTTCCTTTCTACTGACGTTGGCCGCCTCGTCCGGTTCCAGAGTGGGCCGCCGACGTGGAGCAACGCGATCACCTATGCCAAGAACTTCACGGTCACGGGATCGGACGGGAACGTCTATGTTTCCGTAGCAGGCTCTAACCTGAACCACGATCCGACGACCGATAGTGGGCTCTACTGGATCATTGGCACCACGACAGTCACATGGACGTGGCTGCTTATCACGGCGATCACCAGCACGACGGTCGTTGTCGCCACGGTCATGGGCGCGGACCTGTCGGCGACGAACGCTTCGTCGGCGTGGCAACTCGGGCTCTATAGCGACACGACCGGCTGGCCTAAAGGAGGCGCGTATCATGAGGATCGTCTGTGGTTGTACGGTGTTGTTGGCAACCGGGTGGATTCTTCTATGTCCGGCCAACACTTCGTTTTCACGCCGACTTCAACCGATGGCACTGTCGCTGACGACAATGGCATATCTGCTATCGCTGCTTCTCGGGAGGTAAACGCCTTCCACTGGGCGATCTCGATGGAAGATGGCTTGATGCTCGGAACGCAAGGTGGCGAGTGGCGCATCCGGGCTTCGACGTTCGACGATCCGATCTCGCCGAGCAGCATTCAGATGCGTCAGGTCTCGGCCTATGGCTGCGCGAACATCGACCCCATCCGCGCCAGTCAGTTGGTGTTCGTGCAGCGCCAGCAGCGCCGCCTGCTCGCGCAGCAGCAAGTCACCGACACGCACTACATCGCCGACCACCTGTCGGAGTTTGCCGACGATCTCACGGCGCCGGGTGTTGCCGAGATTCGTTGGCAGCAGGAACCGGCCCTGACGATTTGGGCGCGTTGCGAAGACGGCACGGTCTTTGGCTGTGTCTTCCAGAAGGGCTACAATGTCTATATGCGGACAGGCTCGGCCGACGCTTCCTTCCGTGGCTTCTTCACGTTCGATCTTGGCAACGGCCGCGTTGTGGAAAGCATTTCCTCCGGGCCGTCCTTCGACGGCTTGAGCGACGCAATCTATCTGGTGACGAACCAGCCAGACGAAGACGCCCCCGACTACAACGTGCGCTGGATCGAGACCGTATTGCCGGTGTTCGACGACAGCCAGGCGGACTGGTCGCCTTATTTCGTTGACGGCGGAGCAAACCCGAAATACTGTCAACTCTACGCAGTCGCGAACGGAGACAGTTTCGATGGCATCCGAATCTTCGGGCTTTGGCCGCTCAACGGCCAGACCATCTCGCCTGTCATTGGCGGCCTCGATCTTGGTGATCGTTCTGTCAGCAGCGGCTATTGTGACGTTCCATTCGGTAGTGACCCTGAAGGAGCCTTTACTCTCGCATTCTTCACTGGCCTGTCCGACGGCACCGACTACGGCATCTTCCAGTCCGATGTCGGCTATGTCGTCCAAGGTCAGCCCGTCGCGCCCCCGGTAGGTGCGAACAACCTCCTCGCCTATGTCGGCGCGGACGCGAACGTCATTGGGTCCAGCGGTTCCTACGCGCACATCGACAATCTGAACTCGCGCGTGTGGGAGATGATAAACCCCACGATCGGGATCAGCGAAGGCGGCGGCATCCGGCAGTTCAATTCCGATACCGGCGCCGAAATCCTGTCGAACGACAACGCTTCGATCTTCGGGCCGGACACGTCTCTCGGCGCGTGGAACAGCGGGACGACCTATGCGCAGTATGATGTCGTCACCGGGTCCGACACGGTTCTCTATCGCTCGCTCGCCGGTGGCAACATCAATCACAATCCGGTCGGTGACGGCGGTGTCCACTGGGAAGCGCGAGCCGCAGCCTCGACGCTGATCTCGACCGTCAGTTACAAGCACCGCGACGGCCACATCTATTGCAACGCCGGCCCGCAGCACTCAGGCTTCACGAACTCGTGTCCGATGGCGAAGATCGACGCGACGGCTCTCACGGTCTCGGCGATCTATGGATCGTCCGGGTCGCAGTTGAGCGGAAGTGTGCTCGGCCGTCTCCAGGGCGCTTTCTTCTCGATGGCCGGGCCGCGCGTGCTCCAGGACGACAATTCCTACAAGAACTATCTGGTGTTCTGCGGGATCACGTCCGGTGGTGTCAGCCCCGGCTATCAGGTGACACTGATCTCGACCGACAGCACTATGCTGTTTCTCGATGCACAGTGGCTCGACGAGTACAGCGCGTCGGTCTGTACAGCGGTTAGCAAGCACGACTACACATCGTGGCTCGCGCTTGGCTGGCCGAACAACTGGTATTCAAACTGGGCGGGTGGAACGACTTACGCGACTGGGGACAAAGTGTTCGGGTCGGATGGGAACGTCTACGAATCGCTCGCGAACTCGAACACTGGCAACGATCCGACGACGGATGCCGGTGTGCATTGGGAACTGGAGCCGAAACCAATCGGCGTCTATCAGTGCTTCATCACGTCCGGGCTCGAAAGCGACGGCTTTGTGCTGCGCAAGATCGGGATGAAGCTCGGTCCGAAAGATATTGATTCGACGTGGACTTCGATCAGCCAACTGATCGGTCCAGCCTACGACAAGACGGATCACAACATGATCTGCCTCGTCGGGACGACCGACAGTGTGACGACGCAGAACTATGTCGTGAAGATCGACGTGACGAGCGGCGCGGTGCTTTGGAAGTGCGCGCTCGACGACGCGGTGACTTCCTTCGGCAGCTATCAGTCCATGTCGGTTGCGGACATCAGCACGAGCAAATTGGTTCTGATGCGTGCAGGTGCGTCGAACCACAAGGCTTATATCATCGACACGACGAATGGGTCGCTGACGACGCAGGCGATCAACACCGGCTTCTCTGGTGTGGCGCCGCAGTACTACGACCCGGCGTCCGGCTCGATCACGTTCAAGGGCAGCTTCACGCCACCGGGAACCGGGCCGACCATGACCTATCTCGGAACTTGGCTTCCGGCCAATAGCGATACTCTGTCCAGCCAATATGGGCGCCTGTATCTCGGACTCGATCACACGGCCGACAATACGGTGACGGACTACAAGGTGCCGGTGTCGGCCGGTGCGGCGTTCACCGCGCAGGGCCAGCTTCTCCGCCCGGACTACGGTGAGGACGCCGGGCCGCGCAATGGACCGGCCTTCGGCAAACTGCGCCGTATCCACTCCTGGGCAGGTTCATTCTACCGCAGCCGCAAGGTCACGGTCGGCACGGACTTCACGGTCCAGCAGCCGGTGAAACTCCTGTCTCCGGGCGGAAACCCCATCCCGGCTCCGGGGTTGTCCACGCAGATCAAGTGGGATACGATCAATAGCGGCGACAGCTTCGCCGAGCAGATCGCGTGGCAGAGCGTGCGGCCCTATCCGTGCGTTCTTCTCGCGGTCGGCGGCTATCTGGAACTGAGCGACAAATAATGCCCGATCTGTTTGGCGCAGCGAGTGACATCTTCGGCGGCGTTGGCGACCTGCTCGGCGGGTTTGCTGGTGCGGAAGGATCACGCGAGGCCGCCAACTATTACGAGAAAGCCGCTGCGATCACCAAGCAGGAAACCGCGATCAAGGAGATTGCGGCGAACCGGCAGATTTATCAGACGCTCGGCACGGGGCGTGCGGACATCGCCGCGTCCGGTCTCAAGAACGCCGGTAGCGCGGCCGAACTCATGCGCTCCAGTACCGCGCAAGGCTCCATCACAAAGTCACTGATCCAAGAGCAAGGCCAGATCAGCGAAGCTGCCTATGAGGGGCAGGCCAAAGCGGCTGAAGCGGCGGCGCAGGCTCAAGAGGGCGGCGGCATCTTCGGCGCCATCGGCGGGATTGTGGGGGCCTTCCTCTAATGCCGAATATCCGTCAATACACGAATGAAGCGGAAGTCTCGGGTGCGCCCTTCGAGGGGGCGGCCTACTCGATGGAAAAGCTCGGCCGTGTCGAACAGGGTGCGATCGACCAGGGCGTCTCCGGCGTCAAGCGCGGGCTCGAAGCCGTCGAGGAGCACAACCAGAGGCAGGAGATTTCCCAACTCAGCGCCAACCTCGCGACCACGCACGCAAACCTGACGGCGCAATGGAACAAGATCGCGTCGCAGACCGATCCGAACGACATCGAGAAGGCAGCGGCCGATTTCCGCGAGAAGGTAGCGCAGCCCGCGATCAGCGCGCTCGGCGATAACCTCTCGACGAGCGGCGCGCAGGATATGTTCACGAAGGCGTCGGCCGCCCTGACGGACGACATCTTTACGAAGACGAGTGCGGATACCGCTCATCTCCAAGGTATCGGTGCGATCTCCAACGCCGTCACTGTCAAGAACCAGCTTGGCAACGCGCTCCACAGTGATCCCTCATCCTTCGAGACGGTCATGCAACTCGGCGACACGGTTGTCGATGGGTTGCAGAAGTCCGGCACGCTGCCGCTTGGTGAGGCAACGAAACTTCGTGATGAGTATCATTCGTCGTTCGCCGCTGCCGCCGCGCTCGGGAAGATCGAGGCGAACCCGACGCAAGCCAAGGCCGATATCTCCAGCGGCATGTACGACAAGTACCTGTCGCAGGAGCAGACGACCGCGCTCATGCGGCACGCCGACGAGATGGAGAAGGCGCAGGACGTTCAGGCCCGTGCGCAGGAAGCCGATCTAAAACGCAAGCAGAAGGATTATTCGGACCAGCAGGCCAACACGATTATGGCCTCGATGATCCAGCCGGACGGCTCACTCCGCGTGACACCGGACATGCCGAAGGCGGCGGTGAACTACTCGCTCCTGCCGGGCACGGCACCAGGCGAAGCGCGATCCATGATCGACATGATCGCGAAGGTGTCGAAGGAGCAGGAAGCAGGTATCAAGGCCACGACCGATCCGCACACCTACGAAGACTTCAGCACGCGCATGTTGCTGCCGTCGTCCGACCCTCGCGCCCTGTCGATGCGCCAGCTTTATCAGGCCCGTACGGAGGGTCAGTTGTCCGACAAGGACTTCAGCTTCTTCCGTGGTGGCATTGAGACGTTGCAGCGCGATCCGGTGAAGAAGGAAGCGGATCGGCAGTTTAATGCCTTCCTACAATCGCAGAAGCCCGCGTTCACGACGACCGGATTGCTTGGTGTGAAAGACCCGGCAGGCTATCAGCGGTTCTATCAGTTCTCGCAGGCCGCGCGCCAACAATACGAACAGGCATACCAGAGCGGCGACTGGAAGGGTATGCTCGATGCAAAGAACCCGAACTTCCTTGGCAAGCTGGCAAAGCCGTTCATCGCGGGTAAGGGTGCGCAGGTTTCTACCGGGCCGTCCGTCGGAGAGGTCGATAGCGGCTACAAGTTCACAGGCGGCGATCCCCACGATCAGCATAACTGGGTCAAGGTGCAATGAACGGGCCGTGGGATAAATACGCGGCGCCTTCTGAATCTCCTGAGCATGGCCCATGGGAAAAATATGGGCCGCCGCCAGAGCCGTCTGGTGCATCGGTCATAGACCAGCATGTCGCGAACTCGCCAGGCATCAAGGAAGCCACAACACCATTCGAGGCGCTGACGGCGGGTTTCCAGATGTCGGCAACCGGGCTTCTGCACGGCCGCCCGGACATGGACGTTCCGAAGAACGCCAGTTTCTTCATGAAACTGTCGAATACGATCGGTCAGGGCTTGGGCGATCTCCCCTTCAATATCGTGGGTGGTATTACTGGTGCCACGGCCGGTGCTGCCGCTGGCTCGGAATCGGGTCCGGGTGCCATCGTGACCGGGGCCGCCGGTGGTGGCGCGGGAGCCTTTGCGCTGCCGGAAGCTGTGCGCCAGACGATGATGCTCTATTACAAATCCGACCAGCGCCACACTTGGGCGGACTTCCTGCACGACGTGTCACACGCCGCATGGGAGACCGGTAAGCAGGCGGTAATCGGCGGTGTTGCCGGTCCCGTTGCTGGCAAGACCGGCAGCGTCGTGGAAGACTTGGGCGGCACGGCCTTCACCAAGACCGCTGCCAATGTCGCTGCCTTCTCGGCGTCCGCTACGGGCGTTCAGAGCGTGCTGGATCAGCATGTGCCGGACGGTCAGGACTTTGCACTGACAGCGATCACAGCCCTTGGCTTCGGCGCTGCCGGGCACTATGTCGGCGGCAAGTTCACACCTTCCGAGGCTGGCAAGATCGTCTCCGACAACAGCCAGGAAATCTACGCGCGCTCCGGCATACCGCCGTGGGAGCAGGCGCACGCTGCCAAGGGCGATCCGGTCCTCAATGACGAACTCGTAACCCAGGACGTGAACGGTATGCCGAACCCCGTGAAGTTCAATTCTCAACGGCCACCCGAACCGGAGCCGTATAAGACCAACGCCTTCAAGGTGCAGGATGAGCACGAGCAACAGATGCAGGAGATTCACAGTGAAGCCTACACCGCAGCCCACGTCGAGCACATGCTGCCACTTATCCGAACTCTTGAAGGATCAGGAGACGACGCCGTCTCTCCCGCCGGAGCAGTCGGACGATTCCAAATCATGCCCGGCACCGCGCGCCAATACGGGTTCGATCCGTCGAAACTTACCGACCCCTCCTACAATGAGCGTGCTGCGCGCACAATACTGGCGGATTTAAGCCGCCGTTTCCATGGCGATACAGAGGCGGTCCTGATCGCCTACAACGCCGGTCCCGGCCGCGCGCTGACGTTCCTTCGCGACGGCCGCGACCGCTCGGAACTGCCGAAGGAGACGCAGAACTATCTCGCGCACGCCGAGCGGGAGGGTGAGAACTTTGGCACTGGCGGGGGCAAGCCGCCCGAACCTCCGAACACCGAACCTCCCAAGGGAGAGGATGGCGAACCAAATTTTGACAAGCTCACCACGGAGAGCCGCGTGTCGCGGTTCTTGGACGCCGTTGGTGAGCAACCGGCAAAACCGTCCGCTTCATGGTCCGGCTTCGTGCGCCAGTGGGTGAGCGAACTGGAGAGCGCCCGCGGTGTGGACCGCGAGATGGTCCGGCGTGGCCTCCTCGATCCGTCGAAGGATTTGACGACCGAGGATATGTTCCGTCAGACCTACGCTTCCGACGACCGCGCAAATCATTTCTTCTTCCGGGGCGCGGTCGATCCGATCACTTTCGCCGATAAGGGCGGCCCGTCGCTCGTGGACATCCTGAAACAGGTTCACGATGCAGGCGGCACGATCGACGAGTTCAATGCCTACCGTGTCGCTGCGCGCACGATCGAGAAGGCGAAGCAGGGTATCGACACGGGCGTCTTCAAGGGCGGCCTTGCCGAAGCACAAGCGAATTTCTACGACCCGAACCTCCAGAAGTACAAGGCTCTCGACGCGCAGATGCAGGAGTGGAAGCATGGCGGCCTTGAGTATGCGCGCGACAGTGGTTCTATCAGTCAGGCACAAATGGACCGGATGCAGGCCGCGAACACCAGCCACGTCTCTTTGCGCCGTATCATGGGCGACAATGAAGCCTTCGGCGGTACGGGGCGCGGCTTTAAGACCGGCAACCCGCTCAAGGCGATGGAGGGATCGAACCGTCAGATCGTGCAGCCGCTCACAGCCGACATGGATAACCTCCGCCAGATCGTCCGGCTTGCGGACCGCAACCGCGCCATAGGCCATGTCATCGGGTCCGAGGAGGCGCGCATGATCTTGGGGCTCAAACAGATCACCGGGCCGGAAGCGAAGGCCACGCTCGCCGAGCCGAGCAGCGATGAGTTCAAGCCGTATAGCATGGACAACAAGGAGGCCGAGGCATTCCAGCCGTTCGTCGTTCAGGCGCGCAAGGGCGCGATGTCCGGCAACCGCTTCGTCTTCTACCGGGATGGCAAGCCGGAACTGTGGGAAGCATCCGACCCCGATTTTGCGAAGCTCATGCGCGGTGCCGACAGCCCTGGCGAAGCGAATATCGTCTCTAAGATTCTCCAGTTCCCGGCGAAGATGCAGCGCGCTGGTATTGTTGGCGACATCGACTTCGCGTTCTCGGTTCCGCTGCGCCACCAGTTGACGGCCTTCGTGCTCGACCCGCTACACCCGCCACCGTACTTGACGGCGATCCGCGGCGCGCTGCAATCGTGGAACATGGGCGATAAGTTTTGGGAACTGGTGCGGCATGGCGGTCTGAACGCTTCGATGATCGAACTCGACAAGCAGGTGGACTTCGCGCATCTGATGGACGAGACCGGCGCCGCTGACAAACTGTGGAACACCGTGCGCCACCCGATCCAGTTCGCGCAGATGATTACGGAGCGCATGACGGCCGCCGCGCGTATTGGCTACTTCGAGCGCGCGCAGGAAATGGGCGTGTCAACGACCAAGGCCGCGATGATGGGCCGCAAAGCCTATCTCGATTTCAAGGAACAGCCAACTGCCAACCTCGCGCAGATGCTCGCGAAGTGGTGTCCGTTCTTCCGAGCTTCCGTTCTCGGCCTAAAGCAGGGCGCCGAGGCGGCGGTCAACAATCCCGGAAAGACTGCGATCTATACTGGGCTCGGCTTGATCGTCCCGCAGCTTGGGCTCTACGCGCTCAACCGGCTTGCCGATCAGAACCTTCCCGACAAAGACAAATACGTCAACCTGCCGCAGTGGGAGCGCGACCACTACTTCATCACGCCGCCGATCAACGGGGTACGCCTGAAACTTGGCAAGCCGTGGGTGATTGGCCCCATGATCGGTGTGCCGCTAGAGCGATTCCTGGAGAAGCAATGGGAGGACGATCCTCATGCGTTCGACAGCATCCTGTCAGCCATCGGCAGCGACCTGACGCCAAGCACAATCCCGGCGGCGGTGCGCCCCGGTCTGGAGGCAGTGTCCAATCACAATTTCTACACCGGCCAGCCGTTGATCTCCGACCATCTGAAGCAGGCGAGCGGCGACATGCAATACACCGACAACACGAGCGAAGTCAGCAAGAAGATCGCGGCGGCCATTGGCTCGCATCGCGGTCTTGGCATCACAGACCTATCGCCGATCCTCATGGACAATCTGGTGCGGGGATGGGGCGGCACGATCGGCATGACCGTCCTGCACGCGCTCGACACACCGCTCGGGCATGTCGGGCCGCCAAGCGAGTTGGCCGACAACATCTTCGTGCATGGCCTTGTCGCTCGCAACCCGGCGATGGACACAAAGCCGATCAACGATTTCTACACCGAGGCGCAGCAGTTCACGGCGCTGCACGAGGACAAGGTTCTAGAGATCAAGCAGGGCATGACGGAGCAGGCTATGGCCGACGCAGCGGGAGAGAAGACCGCTCTCGTCCTGCACGTCGAGCACGCCCTTAACGTCCAGCGGACGGCACTGGAAGCGATCTACCGCAACCCGAAGATGACGGTTGACGAGAAGCGCCAGTTCAGCGAACGTATCTACAACGACGCCTTGCTGGTGGCAAAGTTCGGTTTGAAGGCCATGCGGAAAGGCGACGTGTCCGGCGCACCGGAACTCGAAGGCCGGGTCGAGCAGGACTTACAACCGGCGCAGCCATGAGCGACCAGAGCCAGATGATCCGCGGCCTGCGGGTCTCGATCCCGTCGGGAAAACTGATCGGCCGCACCGCCGCCGGTCACGGCCAGCCGCACCTGATCGACATCCACGGCCAGATCATTCAGCCGGTCGTCAACCAGATCACGCCCAAGCTGGCGGTCGGTGCAAACCCGACGGCGACAGCTTCGGATGTGGCGGTCAACGGCACCGCCACGACCTTCATGCGGAGTGATGCGGCGCCGGCGGTCCAGAAGTGCAGCAGCAGTGTGTTCGGTCTTGCTAAGGTCGATGGCACGACGATCACCGCGAGCGGCGGCGTCATCAGTTCCAACGCGACCAGCAGCCCGGCATTTCACCCCGGCTACCAATCCGGGCAGTACTATTCGACGCCGACCGAGAACACGTCCTTCACGGCCCTGACGGCCAATATCCTGTACGCCACGCCGTTCTATGTGCCACAGGCGACGACCTTCACGAAGATTTCATGCCAGGTGATCTCCGGCGCGGCGGGAACGCACTGTGAACTCGGAATTTATTCCAACAGCAATGGCGTGCCGCACTCGCTCGAATATGACTGTGGCAATGTGGCAACGGCCACGACGGGTAACAAAGAAATCACAGGTTTGTCGCTGGCGCTGTCGGCCGGCTGGCATTTCCTCGTCGTGGCGTCCGATGGCGCGCCGACACTTTATTGCGCAAATACGACCTCAAACCTCATGAACTTTCTCTTGGGATACGACGACCCGTCAGGCGTCGGCTTGGAAATTTCAGGATCGTGGACCTATAGCACTGGCAATCTGCCAGCCACATTCCCGACGATTTCCTACACCCACAACAAATCCGTGCCGATGGTTTTCTTGCGGCTTTAGGGTTGACCGCAGTAATTTTATTTCATAGATTTCAACCATGCACTCGGTCTCACACCACCCAGCTTCCTTCTGCGGTGCCTTGGCGGCCTTTCTCGGCGGCTTCACGCTCAATGGATTCCTGCAATTCGTGTCGCTCGTCGTCGGCATCGTGTGGATGTGCTTCATGATCTACGAGAGCAAGACCGTCCAGAAATGGCTCGGGTATCCCGAAGGGGACTAAAACGATGCTGGCCGGGGCCAAGAAATTCTTTTGCGATCTCCTCACCGAGGATGACGCCAACTCCATATTCTGCCCGGTGCGTGTCATCGGCGCGGGCGGTTTCTTGACCCTGACGGGCAATTCTGTCTATATGGCGATCGCACACGGCATGTTCGATCCAATGGCATTCGGTACGGGCGTGGCCGCGATTGCCGGTGCCGTGGGCGCTGGCGCCGGTATCAAGGCAAAAATGGGAGGCTGATATGTGGTGGGCTCCAGTTGCATCGTTCCTGAATGGCCTATGGGGCTATGTCCTCCTGGGTGTCTCATGCGCTGCCGCGGGCGGTTATGCCACCTATCATTTCGAGGAATCGAAAGTCCTGGCCGTACAACTTGCCGACGCCAAGGATTATGCCGCCGCGCTCGATCTCCAGAACAAGGCGGTCAAGTCCGCCGATGCCGAATCCCTAAAGGCCGCCGTGGCCGAAGCCGCCGCGCAACAGAAGATCGTGACCGTCCACCAAGTCATAACCGAGAAGGTGCCCGTCTATGTCCATGACAAAGCTCTGCCCTGCATTCCTTTTGGCCTTGTGCGCGTGCTCGACGCCAGTGTCCTACAAACCGGTCCTGACGCCCTACCCCTCCCCGCCGGCCAATCTGATGACGCCTGCGCGCCCGTTGACGCCAATGCTCTGGCACAAGCCATCCTCGCCAATTACAGCGCCGCCGAAGGCAACGCCGAGCAACTGACGGCCGTTCAGGGTTGGATCACCGCGCAGAAAGCGGCCCAACCGTAGGGTTGCTTTCCCGGCAATTTTGTTGCTAGGATGACCTCATGCGCGCAGGTGAATCCTCCTCATACCAGGACGTTGGGCCGGGCGATTACGGCCCGATCCAACTCAATGGCGGAATCTATCAGGTGCTCGCTACCGGGTTCACCTTGGGATCAGCGACACTCTACGTCCTCGGCCCTGACGATACGACCTATCTCTCCATGACGGATTCGTTCTCCTCGGATGGCGGTGACACAATCTACCTGGCGCCGGGGCAGTACAAATGGACTGTCGTGACCGATAGCGGTGTCTATTTGCGCATCGTCCGGGTGCCCGGCGAATGAATATCCAGAACCATACGGTGCGGATGCCACGCTTCGGGGTTCTCCGTCGTCCGGCAGACGTGCTTGCGAAGCCGGTGCTCCAACCTACGCTCTTTGAGCGGCTGGCGCTGTCGGCGCGCGTAGCGTGGCTGGCGTGGCGTCGCCGGGATCAGGAGATCGTCGCTATACTGCGGGCTAGGCAATGACGACCCGGCAGGTTAAAGACCAGCTTCTCCAGTCCGGGGCGGTGGTGAATTTCGTCACCGGACCTGCCTCCGCGACCAATAACGATTTCGCGCAGTTCGACGGCACAACCGGCAAGATTCTGAAGGACGGAGGCTACTCGCCGTCGTCGTTCGACGCGGCCGGAGCAGCGGCGGCGGCTCTTGTGAGCGCCAAAAGTTACGCCGACGCCGGCGACGCTTCCACGCTATCAGCGGCAGAAGCCTATTCCAGCAACGCTAGTAATCTGACTTCCGGGACCGTGGCCGCCGCGCGACTCCCCGGCAGTTTTAACGGCTTCGCGAATCCTTCTGCTTCCGTCGGTCTCAGCGCGATCAATGGCAGCGCGGCCACTGCCATGCGAAGCGACGCCGCGCCGGCTTTGGATCAATCCATTTCCCCAACGTGGAGCGGAACGCATACCTGGAGCAACCCGCTCCAGGCGCCTGTTGGCTCGGCGTCGGCCCCGAGCATAACCTTTACCGGCCACACAGGATACGGATTTTTCTACGACACAACGAATAGCGCTATAGGCATTGCTTTCAACGGCGCGCAAACCGGATGGTTCACCAATCGAGGACTCCAATTCCAGGAGACCGGATCAAACCAAGTTTCCATGAACTTCTTGGGCGAAAACACCATTCAATGGGTTGCCCGTCGGTATTCCAATGACACTGTAGGCCCTTTACTGTTGCTCGAAAAGAGCCGAGGCACCATCGCATCTCCCGCGGTCGCGCAGCTCAATGATGTCCTCGGACAGATTTTCTTCTATGCCTGCACCGCGACGGCGCCGACCTTCACCCCGGTCGCGGGTATCGCGGGCAAGCTGATCGAGACCGGCACGGTGAGCCCGAGCGCCTGCGGCTCGCAGATGACATTCAATGTCACGCCCATCGGCTCCGGTAGCAACGCCGAAATCATGCGTCTTGAATCCGGCACCGGCCTTTCTATGTTCGGCGCCAACCCAGTCATTGACCAGAACCGCACCCATATCCTTCGGTCCTGCGCGCTCGCGAGCGAGCCAACGGGAACGGCGAACGGCCTGATCCAGGTCACGGACGATGGCGCCGGTTCCGCGCCGTACTATTACGACGCTTCGCGCTGGCGCCGCATCAACGGGAAGGAAGCGCGCGTCTCGACGCAGTTCAACACGACCAGTACGACGCTCGCCGATGTGACGGGGCTTAATGCGCTCAAGGTTGAAGCGGGCCGCTCCTATCGTTTCCGGGCGGTCCTTTTCTGTGATGCCGATGCCGTTGGAGGCCAGAAATATGCCATCGCTGGGACCGCCACAGCCACAGCGATCATCTATCAAATCACAACGATCTCGAACGCCTCTAACCTAAATGTCATCACGTCGCGCCAGACTGCTCTCGGCGGCTCCGCTGGCCAAGCCGGTTCGACGGGAAACTACACGATAATCGAAGGCGAAATCACCGTGAACGCGGCCGGTACGCTCACCGTGCAATTCGCGCAGAACGCAGCTGGCGGAACGTCGAGCATTCTTGTGGGCTCGACGTTCACCGTGACGGAAAATACATAAGGAAAATTGGCTTGGCGCAGAACAAAACGATTTAGTTTGGCCTTCGGGCCTCATGGTCCTGGCGGTTGGGGTCTGCCTGCCGCCGGGAAAAGTCCAACGGGTCTGGATCAGCAGATAGTCCAGACCCGTTGGCATTCATGATTTAGCGGTCTTCTCCGCCTCGATCTCTTTCTGAAGCATTGCCAGAGCACGCCACGCAACCTTCGCGCTGTGGCGCACGCCGTCCGTGTCCAGCTTCCCGCGATCGATCATGTGGCGCAGGAGGGCATCGGCTTCGTCGCCGCTCTTGCTACGGTCCCAGTGCAATGGCGTGCCGGGGTTGTGCTGCTCGTTGCCGATCTTGCTGAGTTCGGCAACGGCAATCAGCGCGTCGGGGAAGTAGTCGAGTACGCCCGTCGCGACCGGCGCGGCCTTGCGCTTGGCGGCATTGCCGATGCGATCCTGTGCGGTATTAATGTCTTTTGCCGACAACGGCGCTCCTGAGGCCCACAACGACGGTTCACCAGAGGTCCAAAAGGCGCAGTCCTCCGTTTTCTCATGCCATCCGTCATGTCCCGGCTTTGTTGTCAAACACACGCCTTTAGCCACGATTTTCCTCCGTCATGATAGACATTCCATTCTCCATGCGCGTCACCGACTCGGCGCTGCGTTCTCGTGCTTAAATTTGTTCACAATTTTGCTCCATGTCCCAAGAACAGAATCT